ATGAGAGGAGATGTCAAAGTGGATTTGAATGATGCTTTTGAGCAGCAAGATAAGGCAATCAAAAAACAATTAAAAGTTATCGAAAAGCTGCAAAAAAGAGTAAAAGCAGAACAAAGACAAAAAAATCTGCTTGCATCTCAATTAAAGCGATCGCTTCAACAATTAGAAGAGTTAAAACAGCAGTAGAAGACCAGAGGAGGAAATAAACATATGACAGCATTAAGCGGAGTAGATGTAGTTTGGCGTTTTCGTTTAGCCGAAGACGAAGGAAATGAACGTGCGTGGGGATTAGCCTACAGTACAGAAAATGGTTATTCAAAATCGAAAGAAAGTGAATCGACCGTAACGAAAGATGGTAGTGTTGTAACACCAGGAGCAACTGAAACCACAGTAACTGCTACAACGTTATACAAAATCGGTTCAACTCAAATCGATAAATTAGAAACAGCGATGGATGAAAATAAACGTGTTCAAATTTGGCGTATTAATACCAAAGAAATTGGCACGGGTAATGATGAAGGAAAATTCAAAGCTAAATATTTTGAAGGTTATTTTACTTCCTTTGAAGAAACGGATTCAGCTGAAAATAAAGTGGAATATTCTTTAGAGTGGGCAATCGAAGGCGCTGGTAAGAACGGCTTTGCGGCATTAGAGCTAGATACGTCTGAAGGCGGCGATTATGAATTTAAAGACACTGTAAAAGTAGAAAAAACGCCCTAATATTTCAAACACAAGCATATAAATGAAGAGGTTGGTCTAACTAACCTCTTTCAAAATCAGGAGGAATAAAGATGGAACTAACAATGGATGAAAAAATATTTAGCTGCAAATTTGGCTACGGCTTTTTAAAAGAAATCAACAAACGTTATTCAGTAGAACGTAGTGGAATGCAGTTGAAGATAGGTGTTGGCGCAATTGTTTCAAATCTTCTTTTATCGGATGTCGACACGCTTTTCGAAGTTCTGTTGATTGCCAATATGACAGAAAAGCCTAGAATGACCGTTAAATTTTTAGAAGATTATGTTGAACAAAATGGAACAAAAAATCTGTTTGAAGAAGTGATCGATGAGTTAAAAAAGTCGGAATATACCGGGATGATGACCAGCAAGATGTTGGAAGAAGCACAAGTGTAAAGAGCATAGATTTTGATGAAGTGTATGAGCAGGTTCGTTTAAACTGTCTACGTTTTTTGAAGATCGAAACATTTAATGAAATAGATCGGTTGACGATTCCAGAGTACGAACTTCGAATGAAAGCCTATCAGTTAAAACAATTGGATCGTCAATACGAAATTCATATGCAAGCTTGGGCCACTGTTATGGCGGGGCAAACACGAAAAGGGAAACCAATTTTTAGGACCTTTGATAAATTCTTCGATTATCGCAAAGCAGAAGAGAAACTATTAGGCCGACAAAAAAGCACTTCTCCTGATAAAGAAAAACTTCGAAATTGGATTGCCAATTTCAATTCATAGGAAAGGAGGGAGAAAATGGAAAATAAAAATAATCTGACGACGGTTTTATCTATTATGGAGAATAATTTTTTCAAAACATTGACTAGTGCTGATGCTGCACTAAATAGCACGAAAGGTACATCAGATCGTTTAGCTGAATCTTTTGCAAAATTATCATCCTATACTGTTGCACCACAGAGTTTCGATGTGTTCAAACACAGTGCTAAAGAGGCTTCAAGCATGGTGGATATTCTTGGGGAAAAATTAAAACAAAGATTTACTCCAGTTGTTGAAAATCCAAGTTTTACTGGAATGATAGGTGCTGTCGATAAAGCAATCGTTGATATCAATGATAAGTTAAAACAATTTCATATGCCTAGCTTGGGGAAAATGATGATAGGGGATGAATCGATCTTCGGGAATATCAACGGTAACATAGATAAAGTAACACAGTCTTTTGGCGGAATGGCTCAAAGTTTTGGGAATAAACAGAAACAAATGATTTCAGGCATATCAAATTGGAAACAAAATCTTATTGGATTTACAGAAAATACTAAATATCAAATGAAGCTCTTTACTATGGCAATGAGGACAGAAGGCTCTCCAATTGATAAACTTGGGACAGCATTTGATACGGTTTCTACAAAAGTCTCTTCAGGTTTTTCAAAAATGTATCAAAGCTCTGGGATGATGGGGTCAGCATTTCGCCAAGTCGGTGAAGGATTCAACGGGGTAAAAACCTATATGACTGGTTTACCTGAAAGTGCAAGATATCAAATGAAGCTTTTAGGAATGCATATAAGAAGTGAACATCCGGCTTTGGCTGAATTAGGAACAAAGTTTTCTGACATGTCTTCCCAAGTAGGTGGAACTATTTCTACAGTTGCTACTAAATTTGGCGCTTTAGGAAGTAAATTTACTGATACGATTACAAATTCAAAGCTGTTAAAAGCGACTTTCAGTGGGATAGGAACAACCTTACAAGGATCAGCTAATATCGGGACAACGGCTATGACCTCAATGGTTCAAGGATTGTCCTCTGTTTTTGGATTTGCCTTAAAAGCTTTGGGGCCAGCAGCTATTTTAGGGATTGCATTAGCTGGTTTTGGTTTATTAGATAGTCAGTTCGATGGACAAATCGGTAAGATGATAGAAACGGCAACCACAAAAGGACCAGCTATTATTGCTGGATTTGTTCAAGGTATCATAGAGAAGCTTCCTGCATTGATGGAAACGGGAACGCAATTAATTGCAGGATTAGCAGAAGCAATTTCCGTAAATCTACCTGTAATCATGCAAAGTGCGGTTGATCTGATCGGAGCTTTAGTTAATGGGGTAATTGAAAGTTTACCAACATTGATACCAGCGGCTTTAATGTTGATTGAATCCTTAGCCACAAGCTTATTAGCTGCAGCACCCCAGTTGTTATTAACGGGATTAGATTTATTAATTGCTTTAGTTGACGGAATTTTAGCTAATAAGGATCAAATTATTACTACTGTAACAAATATTATTGAAGCGTTCACTACCAATATTACGAATAAATTGCCTGAAATTATTAAAAAAGGTGTTGAAGTGTTAACGAAACTTGCAGAAGGTATCGCTTCTGTATTGCCTAAGTTAATTCCAGTAGCTATAGAAGCAATTGCAACTTTAGTTGGAACACTATTAGAACAGTTACCTACTTTAATTGACGCAGCAATTAAAATTGTCGCGACTTTGTGTAAAGGATTATGGGATAGTTTACCAGATATTCTATTAGCTGCAGGTAAGTTATTAGCGACATTTGTTGAAGGGATAATTGGGCTTTTACCAGATATTGCTAGTGCAGGATTGAGAATGGGGAACGAAATAATCAAAGAACTTACAGGAGTAGATTTATTTGAAATTGGTGGGAATATAATACGAGGCTTGGTAGATGGTATCAAAGGCATGGCAAAATCTGCATTAGATGCAGTAATGAACATTGGTAAAAGTATTGGAGATGCATTTAAAGGTCTTTTCAAAATCCATTCACCATCTCGCTGGATGCGAGATGAAATCGGAGCAATGCTGCCAGCAGGTTTAGCAATCGGTATCGAAAGAAATGCCCATGTCATCGATCAACCAATGGATAAACTAGCTTCTCAAATTATGCTACCGAGCTTAGACAGCTTAGATCAACATTTAGAAACGGTCAAAGACGTATCAGTTCAATCAAGTAGTAAACAAATGATGATCCAAACCAAACAACCAGCAACCTTCAACATCAAACTCGGCAATCAACAATTCAAAGCTTTTGTTTCAGATATTTCAGAAGCAATGGGACAAGATTCAGCTATCAATTTAGCCTTTTAGAAGGAGGGAAAAAATGTATTATTTTGAAGATACAACCAAAAAAGTCCACAAAGATGATTTGATCCTTCCTTCGTCAGCTATGATGTATGACGGCCTTTATCTTGAAAAAATGATCTCAGGCTACCGCACACTAGCTGTAACTGGTAGGGAAATGTTATCTCTCAATATAGAAACGCAAGAAACACAAGTCGGCAGTATCAAACTAAATCAAAAGCTACCTGCTCGAACGATCAAGGTGAGTTATCAACTAATTGGAAAAGATGCAAAAGATGTGCAAAAAAAATACCATCAGTTGATGGGTTTGCTTTATAAAGAATCTGATGTTGAAATTCGATTCAAAGACGAACTTGATTATCATTATTATGGGCAGTATGTGGCAACAGATGAGGTGCGTGGGGATACCAACAGCATTATTGCAAGTTTTGAAATTCTTTGTGCGGACCCCAAAAAATATTCTGTATTATTAAAAACAGATGGCGCAATTACTACCTATTTGCCATATCCAACGACTCCTGAAAAGATTGAAGTCAATATTGCAAAATTTGGCTCATTAATGATTTCAAATGGTGATAAAACGATTAGAATCACCAGCTACAATTTAAGTGCAGGTGATCAAGTCGCTTTTGATTTCTTAAAAGGAAAAGTTTTTGTAAATAAGTTGGATCAAACGTTTCTACTTGATTTAGAAAGTGATTTTGAAAATTTTACGATTCAAGAAGGTCAAACTATTGGTTGTAGCAATGGACAAATGATCATTTCATATCGGGAGGTACAGCTATGAGCAAAAGTGTTTATTTCTTTGATGAGCGTCAGCACTTACTTCGGATCGTGAAAGAAAACGAGCTGATAGAAGTTATTCAGGAAAAAGAAATTACTTCAAATAAAGAAGAATTGATGAATGATACACTAAATGTCTCCACTGTTTACGATGAAGAATTAAAACAAGCGGCATACATGGCTGTAAAAGAAGAAGCTTCTTATTATAGCTTATACAGAATTATTTTAGACACTGAATCTGAGAATATTTTATCGTTTGTAGGAATCAGCTTCGCACCGGATGAACTTGATTCTTATGTAGTAAAAAATGTTGAAGTTAAAAACGATTCGATCAAAAATACAATACAAAAATTGTTAACAGAAACAGAGTGGCGTCTAGGAGAAATCGATACAAACTTACCAGTCATCACAGAAGATTTTAGTTTTTTCTCTGTGCGTGATGCACTAAAAAATATTCAAACAAAAGGCTGTGAGATTTTATTTAAATATAAAATAGATGGTATCGGTATCACAGATAAATGGCTAGAAGTCTATCGTGAAATTGGCGAGCAAAGCAACCAACGTTTTACGTATGGTGATAAAGCATTAAGCATCATAAAAGAGCAAGATCGCAATCAAGTGTATACAAGTCTGATCGGACGCGGACGTGGTGAAGATGTCGGTGACGGAAAAGGCAAACGTATCGAGTTCACAAATATAGAGTGGAAAAAAGCAAACGGTAAACCTTTAAATAAACCAAAGGGACAAAATTGGCTAGAATTTCCTGAAATGACAACACAATACGGTATTCCACTTAAAAATGGCGGCATGAGAAGACGAGAAAAAGTCATTACGTTTGATGAAGAAGAAAGTCCAGAAAAATTACTACAAAAAACATACGATTCACTCATCGAATATTCTCGACCACTTGTTCAATTTAAAACAGAAATCTTAGGTGGAGATGCAATTGGTAATACCGTGACGATCCATCGTCATGACCGAAACTATCACTATCAAACACGAATTTTTAAAGTGAAAATCGATCGTTTGACAGGAAAAGTCGAAGCTGGTTTAGGAGATAATATTTCAAAAAGCATCTCAAAAGCTACTTCGGAGTTAAAAGGCAATGTCGATACCTTAGAAGAGAAAAAGATGACGTTTTATGATTCTGAAGAAATTTCAAAGTGGCAAGATGACATTATACGTGGAGCAAAAGGCGGCTCGATAAAACTGATGAATGGAATCGAAACGGGAAAATCAAATAGTCGTGAGCCGTATCAACAAGTTTTTATGGATGGAAATTCGCTAGAAAATAGTAAACGTTTTTTAGTAATGAACTCTGATGGAATTGGTTTTATCAAAGATAATTTTGCAAACAAGCCTAAAACAGCTTGGACGATTGATGGTCAGTTTAATGCCGATTACATCAATACAGGTACATTAAGAGCAATTGATATAAAAGGGGTCAATATCTATGGTTCTAAATTTGAATCAGATAGTGGCGGATTTAAAGTTCATATTATTGATGGCAAAATTCGGTTTCTCAATTCAGACACTGGAAAAGAAATCGGGGCTATTGCTCCAGCATTTGTAGACGGAGCATTAAAAGGATATACAATTATTCAAAAATCAGGTTATTCAATCAATATAGCGACTCAATCAACAGATGCAAAAGTTCATGCGAATGTTATCAGTATTCCACCTGACAGCACAGCAGACAATCCCAAATTAGAGATTCATGGAAAAGTTGCTTTAAAGGGTGAGTTAAATATAAATGGCAAGCTATTTCTTAATGGCAAAGAAATAACCGGTAACGGCAGTGGAGGATCTGGTGGCATCGGTGGAGGAATACCACCAGAGTTGACAACCGATCAAGAAAAAAACGCTTGGGGTATCTGGCAATTCTTTAAAAATAAAGGGTGGACTGAACAATCGATCGCTGGAATGTTGGGGAATATCCAATCAGAATCGGGGATCATGCCTGATATCGACGAACTAAGTGGAGGCGGTGGTTATGGACTAACTCAATGGACACCTAAATCCAAGCTAGTTAATTGGTGTAATGAAAATGGTTTGGATCATCGAACGCTGGATTCCCAATGCCAACGAATACAATGGGAAATGGAAAATAATCAGCAATGGTTTCCAAACTATGAAAGACCAGATTTATCAAACATCTCTTTTAGAGATTTCACTAAGCTTTCGGATGTCAAATTGTCAGCAGAATATTTTATTGCATTTTATGAGCATCCTAAATATCCTAATCAACCAATAAGAGCACAACAAGCTCAATATTGGTATGACAAGTTAAGAAATTTGAAACCAGGAGCTTCAACTGGAGCTGCAGGGCTAGCTCATTTAGACACCTTATATAAACAGCCTTTAGGCAATGGACAATGTTATGCCGTGCCAGCAGAGTATTCTGGATTTTTAGGTGGTTGCGGTTTAGGCGCAAGTACTGGCTATCCGTTAAGCCATAACATAGGAGACACTGAGGCTGCGGCAGAAATCGGTAGCGCTTATGATTGGGCAGCTGTTGGATGGAAAGTAATATATAATCCGTCATACGAACAATTAGTACCGGGTGCAATCATCAACTGGAAACGCGGTGGAAATATCGGTGGTTTTAACGTTGACTATACCTATGGTCATACAGGCGTTATTCGAGGATTAACCCATGGTGGTTTCCAAACCTATGAACAAAATATCGGATTAGGGCAAGTTGTCGGTAAATATGAACGTCAATGGATTGGATCAAGCGAAATCAGCTCAATCGTGATTCCACCCAAATAATCAATTTTTAGAAAGGAGTGAGTAAATGTCAATCGTATATCCAATTTTCTTATCAATCACACAACCAAACGATAATATTCCAACAATCATGATTCGTCAATTTGACGAAGGAACACAAGTACTGGATGTGACCGTAACAGAACATGGAAAACCAAAAGACATTTCAAATTTAACCCCTTTTTCTGCGTCAAACAAGGACATCATGCTGGACTCGGTTTATCTGAGCAAAAAGTCGTTAAAATCATCGACGCAAAAAAAGGAAAGTTACAATATACATTAACCAATTATGATATGCAAAATATCGGAGAAAATACAGCGTACTTCAGCTTTAAAGAACTTCAAAAAGATTTAAGTTGGCGACAACAATTTTCGACGAGAGATTTTGTTTATCAAGTCAAAGAAAGTATTTACGACGAGGGAATCAGAGACCGTAACTATATTTGGACATTTGAAGAAATCTTGCGCTATTTCACTGAATGGGTGAAAACCTGCCAGGAGATTTATGATGACTGGTATTTAGTAGCACAAGAAGAGTTACAGCGGATTATTGTTGAATTCAAAGGCTGGATTACAACAAGTCAGCAACGTTATGACAAATGGACAGAAGTTCAAAGAGCAGAATTTGATAAATGGTTTACTACAATTAAAGGGATTTTAGATGAAAATGTTGCTGGTAATCTTCTGAACGTAATCGAAGAATTAAAATTAGCACATTTCACCTTGAAAAGTGGTGAAACTGGCATCCTTAGAACCATTCGAGATGATAAATTCAGTTTGAATCATAAGGTAACTAAAGTAGGAACAGTCTTGCATAAAAAAGAAGCTTCCGCTCTAGTTGTAGCAGAAATTGACAGTGAAATGCAAAATACCTTCTTTATAAGAAAGGTGAGATCAGTATAATGGCGCATGAAGTAGACATCAAAAAAGTTATGGAAACAGACAAAGCCGGCGTACAACGCCAAGTCTTTCCAGAAACACATGTCAGTGCAATCCTTGGTTTAGAGAATATCGCAGCAGCAGGCACTGGCGTGAGATCAATCAATGGAAAAACCGGAGATATCACATTAACAGCCAAAGATTTAGGTATCCAAGGAACAAATATAACAATAGATAAGGTGGGAACAGTATGACAGATATCGTTGAATTAAAAAGTGATGGAGCTGTTGTTTATCCTAAAACACATGTAAATGCTGTAGAAGGATTAACAACAATCAAAGGTGAAAAAGGAGAAACAGGACCAGCAGGACCACAAGGTGCAACGGGAGCTGCAGGTGCGGTTGGTCCACAAGGTTTAAAAGGGGCAACTGGGGCTACAGGACCACAGGGACCAGCCGGAACAAATGCTACAACGACAGCTGTAGCAACACAAACTGTCAATGGATTGATGAGTGCCGTTGATAAGAAAAAATTAGATACATTACCAACAATAACTTTTAGTAAGGTGGGAGCAGTATAATGGCAGATATCGTACAATTAGAAGAAAAAGGGAACTTGCTTTATCCGAAGACACATACAAGCGCTATTGATAATTTTGATGAGACAGTTGTGAAGAAAACTGGTAATGAAGAAATTGCCGGGGTCAAGAATTTTAAAGGTGATTTGCAATTAAATGGGAAATCAGTTGAAACTAAACTGGACTCAGGAATTTTGTGGACTGGTACTTGGATTTTAAATGAACTTCAAACAATAACACCTAAAAAGAAATTATCTGATTGTAAGACAGGCTGGATATTGGTTTTTCAAGAATATGATAAAGGAGCAACGAATAGTTCTGCCTTTCACTATTTTCATGTTCCAAAATGTCATGTGATTAAACATAACAATAGAGGGTTAGTTTTTCAGATATCTAATTATAATGGAGCTACCATGGGTGTGAAGTATCTTTATATTAGTGATACTCAAATTAAAGGACATTCTTTGAATGGACAGGCACCTAATAATATTCAAGCTATAACAGAGATTTATGAATATTAG